CCGCCGTGCCGAGCGCGCGGACGAACTTACTCAGGCCGTCGGCCAGGGTGAACTTGGCGTCGGTCGGCAGGTGCTTGCGGAGCATTCCGATGACGTCATCCTTGCCGAGCGGGTTCCAGTCGGCGTTCACGATCTGGGCCAGACGGTAGGTCCGGCGCAGCACGCCAGACTCCCAGCCCTCCCGCTCGCCTCGATACTCCTCGCGGTGACCGTCCGGCCACGACTTCATCGCCTCGAACTCGCCCATGATGCCCGCGACGACCTTGTCGAGCCACTGGTCGACCTTGCGCTTGGTTTCGTCGTCCATCGCCTCGTACGCCGCCGCGCTGGCGGTCCGCTCGACCGTCTTCGGGTCGTACTCCTTCGGCTTCGAGCGCTCCTCGAGCACGGCGGCCAGCCTCGGCGGGAGCGGCGCGAACTCGATGCCGCCCTCGGGGTCGAAGTAGTAGTTACCGTCTCCGGTACCGCCAGGCTTGATCTCGCTCGCGTGGATCCTGCTACCCGGACCGACGACGTAGCCGTTGTTGCCCCGGATGTCGACGCCCTTGACCAGGTTCTGCGCGTTGGCGAAGTGCGTCCCCTCGGGCGCGCGGAAGTACATCGACCGGCCGCCGGACGCCGTGAGCACGGTGAAGGTGGCGGGGATGTCGTAGTTGCCGAGGAACTCAGCGATCTGGTTGTCCGGGACGTAGTCGTCCAGGTCGACACCGATCAGATTGGAGGCGCTCATCGAGATGCCGTAGTTCCCGGTGATCTCGGAGGCGTCCGGCACGGCGTCGAGCACGCCGTTCTTGCTGGCCGGCAGCTTGGAGCCCAGCTTCAGCGGGTGGACGTGGCAGCCCTTGCGGACCATGGCGGCCGCCCACTTCGGTCCCTGGTGCTCCACCTTGGAAGCGGAGAGGCCTCGCTCTTCCAGGAACGACTTGTCGGTCATGCATCCTCCTTATTGAGGTCGACCGCGCGGTCGACGTCGGCCTGGCAGTTGTTGCAGTGGTAGGTGAACTCGACCCAGGTGTCGTCGCCGTCCAGCCTGAGCTCGGCACCCGGAAGAGCGGAAATGTCCCTGCTCTCGCAGTGCATGCACGGGGCCTTGGTGACGTATGCCCACATGGCGCCGTCGAGTAGCTTGATCTCCATCTTCGGCATGCCAAACAGGTGCGCCTGGACCTCGTTCCAGTCCCACATCGGGCCCATGGCGAGCTTGTGCTTGATGGCGGGGAAGGTGTGCTTCCGCGTCCAGCCGGAGGCCACGTTCTTGGTCACATTGCAGCGCTCAGCGATCTCCGTGAGCCCTACGAGGTCTTCGATTCGAGTAGTCATGGGCTCCACCTTACACAGAGTTTGACATTCTTCGCAACTCGCGCTTTACTTGTCCCATGACCAACGAACTGCACCAACTTCTCAGTCACATCGGATACTCTCCGCGACCTCAGCAGGAGCGCCTCTTCGAGCTGCTCTCCGAGGTTAGCACCACCGGTGTGATCGCTCAGGCCGGAACGGGCACCGGCAAGTCGATCGCGGTCCTGGCGGCCGCAGCCCGAGCGTTCCGCAACACCGGCGTGCAGTCTCTGATCGTCACGCCGACGCGGATCCTGATGGACCAGTACATGGCCAAGGACGCCCCGGCGGCGGCCGAGTGCTTCGGGTTGAACATCGCAGAGCTGCGCGGGAAGCGCTGGTACGAGTGCGACCTGTCCGCCGACCTGGTTGGCTCCTCGGAGGAGTCCCCGGGCTGCATGGGCCGCGACGTCGACTGCTCGATCAAGGGCTGGATGGGCCTCGATGACGACCCGGACGTCGACTGGCACACCATGACGCCCGACCAGTTCACCCCGCAGTATCGCTGCGGCTACCAGGAGGCGAAGTACCGCGCGGCCCGCGCCGACATCGTGGTCACGAACACCGACTTCTGGGTGATCAACGACCGGACGCTGCCGGACCCGATCTTCTCGCTGTACGGCGCGGTCTTCGTCGACGAGGCACACCAGCTCGAGGGCAAGCTGAAGGACTACGCCGGCCGCTCGATCCGCGAGAAGGAGCTGCGCAACTACTACGGCGCCTGCGGGCACGAGCTCTCCAAGGCGCTGGAGGCGTACCGCGACGGCCGGTCGGACAAGATCAACGACCGCATCATCGAGATCGTCAAGCGGACCTCGGAGCGCGGCCCTAACAAGCGCGACAACGGGACGATCCCCGAGCGTGCCCAGGAGGTCCAGGAGGCGCTGGACAAGATCATCACCCGCCTGGCGAATCCGAGCGAGAACTGCCTGATCTGGTCGGACGGCTGGAGCCTGAGGATGGACTTCATCGACGTCAGCGGCTCCGCGCGCGCCCTGCTCACCGCCCGGCCGTTCGGACTCGTCTCGGCCACGATCCCGAGCACGATGCCGGAGGCCCTCGGCGTCGGGGATGCGAAGGTCGCCGACGTCGGCCACCCCTTCGACTACTCCAAGCAGGGCACGCTGTCGATCTCGGAGACCGACGGCAGCTTCCGGTACGCCGGATCCAAGGCCAACTTCGAGGGCCGTGTAAACGAGCTGCGCGAGCACATCGAGAAGACCAAGGGCGGCTGCCTGCTCCTGTTCAGCTCGTTCGCCGACATGAAGCGGGTCTACGACAGGATCGCGGGCGACCTGCAGCTCAACGGCCGGACCGTGCTGCTGCAGAACGACGAGGTCACCGTCCGGACGAACGACGAGCTCGCCGCCATCTTCAAGGAGGACGGCCGGGCGGTCCTGTTCGGCTCGGAGAGCTTCGCCACCGGCTTCGACGTGCCCGGCGACGCGCTCGAGCTCGTCGCGATCTGGAAGCTGCCCTACCCGGGCAAGGACCCGGTCACTGAGGCGCTGATGAAGGGCTACTACCCCCGCTACCGCGACCTGATGCTCACCCGCGTCGTCCAGGCCGCCGGTCGCCTGATCCGCACCGAGACCGACCGTGGCCACGTCCACATCGCGGACTCGCGCGCGGAGACCATCGTCAAGTCCAAGGACCTCATGGTCCGTCACCTCGGGGAGTTCGCTCGTGCCTGACGACGTGGGCCTGCGGGTCCTGATGTTCTTCGTCTCGTACTTCGTGGTGATCGCCGTGCTGGCCAACGTCGGCGGCGCCGCCGTAGCCTGGTGGTTGCGCAAGCACGGCCACATCAAGTAGGCTCACAGCAAGGATCCCAGAGGGGTCGAGGACACACCGGATTCACCAGCTCAAGTGAGCGCAGCGAAGAGCGACACCAGCTCCCGCGCCAGAGTTAGCCGGATCAGATCCTCGGCCCCTCGGCCTTTTGCTATGCTGGGCCACGAGGCGGGGCAGTGCCCGCCCTTAGGCCGCAGGAGGTCGTAGTGAGCACCGTCATTCTGGCAGGATCCATCAGGGAGGCCAACGCCTACCGGCTGGACACCGGGGACCGCTGGGCTCGCTTCGCACAGACTCCGGCCCAGATCAAGCAGGCGACCAAGATCATCGAGCTGGCCGGCTTCGCGGACCGCCGCGACCGCTTCACGCTCGAGCAGGCCCGGGACTCCCGGCGCAAGTACGGCCGCCCCGTCGAGTACGTCGACGCGACCGACTGGAAGGCTCCGCTCAAGGTGGTGGAGGCTATCGTCCGTGACGACGACGACCTGTACGGCGAGCGGCACCCCTTCGGCGACCTCACCGATGAGGCCAACCTGGCAGCCCTCAAGGAGGAGCTGAACAAGGTCGGCTACACGCTCAAGAAGCTGCCCGCGAAGACCAAGGCCGAGGCGCCCGTAGTCGAGACCCCGGCAGGCTTCTGATGGGCGCGCGCGGGCCGGTGGGCAAGAAGAACGCCGAGAAGATGGGTCACCGCACCAAGGCCGAGCTGGCCGGTGCCGAGGTGGTCAACCTCGACGAGATCGACGACGAGCTGATCAAGCAGGCGCGTTCGGGTCAGATCCCGGGCGACGAGAGCTGGCACCCCGTCGCGAAGCACTGGTACGACAGCCTGCCGGAGTCCGGCCAGAGCATCTACTACCAGCCGTCCGACTGGGCCATCGCCTACCTGCTGGCCGAGTCGCTGAGCCGCGACTTCAAGCCGCAGTTCGTCGGCATGAACGAGGAGACGGGCGAGCCGATCATCGAGTCGATCCCGCTCAAGGGCGCGTCCCTCGGGGCGTACCTCAAGGGCTTCACCGCGCTGCTCGCGACCGAAGGCGACCGCCGGCGGATGCAGATCGAGCTCGAGCGCGAGTCTCTCAAGGGCAAGGGCTCCGACGACCCCGTCGAGGACGGCGTCGTGCTGAACCGCGCCGCCATGTTCAAGAAGGGATCCTGATGGCCATCCACCACGCCGCGAGCTGCACCGGTGGCGACTGCGGCAACTACAAGTGCAAGTGCGACTGCGGCTACGCTCCGGGCTCCTTCGCCTGCAAGATCCGCCACCTCCAGATCAACACCGGCGCCGCCAAGGCGGCCTCCCCGCACGTGGAGATCACTCCGAACGGGCGCGTGATCCGATGAAGGGCGAGATGTGCATCCTGCACCGGATCGTGCTGCGATTCGGGACGGTCCGGGAGTTCATCATGGTGTCGTGCGACTCGCGCTGCCCGAAGTACGACAGGAACCGACGATGAGCACCCTACTGTGGGTCCTGTGGGCCGTCATGTTCGCCGTCATCGAGCTGGTGGCGCTGACGAACGACCGGTACGAGACCCTGTCGACGCACCTGAGGCGCTGGTTCCGCACCGACACGCACATCGGCCGGACTGTCTGGCTCTGTGTCAGCGGCCTCTTCATGGCGTGGTTCATCGTCCACATCGCAGTGGCCGGATCGACATGACCACCGCCGACGCCGTCGGCATCCTGATCGTGATCATCCTGTGGAGCGCCTTCGTGACCCTGCTCGGGGTCTGGCTGGGGCGCTTCATCTCCCGGAGGAACCGTAGACGATGACGCTGGTGGAAGAGCTGGCCGGGCCGCAGGAGGCCATCGTCGAGCCGGTCGCCATCGGACCCACCTGGCAGCGCAATCCAGACTGGGACGGCGTGGACCCGCTCGGCGAGTTCGTGCTGCCCGAATTCACCCTCGGTTGGCAGATCCTGAAGTGGATCACCGAGAACCTGCTGGCCGACGAGGTCGACGAGCACGGCAAGCCCATGCCGTTCGACCCGACCGACGAGCAGAAGCGCTTCGTCCTCTGGTGGTACGCCATCGACGCGCACGGCCGCTTCGTCTATCGCGAGGGCGTGCTCCAGCGCCTCAAGGGCTGGGGCAAGGACCCGATCGCGGCCGCCATCGCCGCCGTCGAGCTCGTCGGCCCGTGCCGCTTCATGGGCTGGACCACCCGTCGCCGGCCAGACCTCGGCCTGGACATCGGTGACCCGATCGCGAAGTCGCACCCGCGCGCGTGGATCCAGATCGCTGCGGTCTCGAAGGACCAGACGAAGAACACGATGACCCTGTTCCCTGGGCTGTTTACACAGGCCTGCAAGGACAAGCACGGGATCACCATCGGCAAGGAGATCGTCTACGCCTACGAGGGCGCCCGCCGCATCGAGGCCGTCACCAGCTCGCCGAAGTCGCTGGAGGGCGGCCGCCCGACGCTGGTCATCATGAACGAGACGCACCACTGGCTCGCGAACAACGAGGGCCACGAGATGAACGCCGTCATCAGCCGTAACGCCACTAAGTCCAAGGGCGGCACGGCGCGACGCCTCGCGATCACCAACGCCTACGAGCCCAGCCAGGACAGCGTGGCCCAGCGCCGCCGCGAGACCTGGGAGGAGCAGGAGGCTGGCCTGGCCGCGAAGACCGGCATCATGTACGACTCCCTCGAAGCCCCGCCGGACGCGACCATGCGGCCGCCGAAGATCAAGGGCCGCGACGGGAAGATCGTCGAGCCGACCGAGCAGGAGACGCGCGACCACCTCGCGGCCATCATCCGGGGCGTACGCGGCGACGCCTGGTGGCTGGACATCGACGGCCTGGTCGACGCCATCCTAGACAAGGAGAACCCGGTCAGCCGGTCCCGCCGGTTCTGGTTCAACCAGATCGTCGCGGCCGAGGACGCCTGGCTGGACCCGGCCGCGATCAAGCGGGCCATCGACCCGATCATCGAAGAGCAGCGCAAGGCCGGCGGCGACCCGCTGAAGGTCGGCTGGCGGAACATCATGCCGGGCGAGAAGGTCGTGATGTTCTTCGACGGCTCGAAGTCCGACGACGCCACGGCCATCGTCGGCTGCCGGGTCAGCGACAGCTTCATCTTCACCATCGGGGTCTGGCAGAAGCCGAAGGGCGAGCGCGGCAAGAACTGGCTCGTCCCGCGCGGCGCCGTCGACTCCCGGGTCCGCGAGGCCTTCGACACCTTCAACGTGGTGGGCTTCTGGGCCGACCCGTCGCACGCCACCGACGACACTGACGGCACCCGCTACTGGGACCAGCTCATCGACGACTGGCACCGTGACTTCAAGGACCAGCTCGAGGTCTGGTCGACCCGGTCCGGCCTGAGCACGCACTCGGTCATGTTCGACCTGGCCAGCCCGGAGCGGCAGCGCCTCTTCGTCGGGGCGGCCGAGGAGTTCGTCGAGATGATGGAGACCAAGGACGACATCGAGGAGTTCGCCCCGCAGTTCCAGATCGACGGGCACCCCGCGCTGGTCTCCCACCTCAAGAACGCCCGGCGCTACCCGGGCAAGTTCGGCATCTCGCTGATGAAGGACAACCGCGAGTCGTCGCGTAAGATCGACCTAGCGGTTGCGGCCGTCGGCGCCCGGCTCTGTCGGCGCAGCCTTCTGAACACCGAGAAGACCGAGGAGGAGCGCAGTGGCGACGTCTGGGGCGCGTGGTAGCTGGATGAAGGACAACCAGTTCCTCATCCGCGCCATCTTCTGGATCTGCATGATCCCGCCGACCATCCTCTGGTGGCGGGAGTCGGTCCTGTGGGTCGCGATGATGTCGCTGTACGCCAACATCGAGACGGCGCTTGGCGCTCATGAGGCGCGCAAGGCCCGCAAGGAGAACCAGTCCTGATACCCTGGTGATGCCTGGGGGTACGCTCACTATGGAGGACACATGCCCACTCTTTCGAACGCTCGCCGGAACGCGGCCGCTGCCGGGCATACCGACGCGCTCGACGGTGGGAGCGGTCCCGGCCTGATCCGGATCTATTCCGGCTCCAAGCCCGCTGGCCCCGACACCGCGATCACCTCGCAGGTCCTCCTGGCCGAGTTCACCCTGTCCGACCCCGCCTTCACCGCCGGGGCGACGGGCGTGCGCACCCTGGACGTGACCCCGATCCCGACCGCCACCGGCCTCGCAGCCGGGACTGCGGCCTGGTACCGAGCGGTGTCCAGCGACGGCGTGGCGCACTTCGACGGGACCGTAGGCACCTCGGGCGCCGAACTGATCCTGAACACGACCACGGTTTCCGTCGGCCTGAGCCTGCAGATCACCGCCGGCACCCTGACGCAGCCCGCATAGTCAGGAGGAGCTCATGACGCTCCTCGCGGCATGGAACTTCGACGAGGCGAGCGGCAACTTCCTCGACGTCACCGGGAACGGCCACGACTGGGCGCCCGGCGCTGGCATCACTCGCCAGACCGGGCACACCAATACCGGTGCCCGGCACGAGTCGACGGCGGCGGACTCCCCCGGCCCGGCCATCTTCGGCCAGACCGCCAACCGGACTCTGTCCTGCTGGGTGAAGCGGTCGTCCAACTCGGTCGACGGCTGGATCGTCGAGATGAAGAACGGCAGCGCCGGTACGGGCGTGTGCGGCTTCCTCTTCTCGGGCTCGAGCGTGCAGGCGCGCGTGAAGAACGCCTCGAACACCGCCTTCACGGCCTCGTTCGCCCAGCCGACCGTCAACGTCTGGTACCACCTGGCGATGACGTACGACGGCACGAACATCAAGCTCTACTTCGACGGCGTGCTCAAGGCGACCACCGCCTTCACCGGCCCGATCTGGACGTCGGCCACGATCTTCCCGTTCTTCGACACGGTCGGATCCGAGACGGTCATCGACGACGTCCGGATCTACGACCACGCGCAGACGGCGGCCGAGATCCTGACCGACAAGGACACGCCGGTCGCGGCCGCCTCGACGACCACCGGCACCCTGACCGCCAGCTTCAGCTCGCCCACCGTCGCCGCGACGGGAAGCGCCAGCGCCGACGCGGCGCTGTCGGCCAGCTTCAGCTCGCCCACCGTAGACGCGGCTGCCAACGGTAGCGCCAGCGGCGTGCTATCGGGAGCGTTCAGCTCCTCGGTGGTGGCCGGGACCGTCGACGGCTCGGCGAGCGGCGCGATCGACGGCACCTTCAGCTCGCCCGACAGTACGTACTCTGCTGCCGGTATCGGCACTGGAGTGCTCGACGGCAGCTTCGCCAGCCCCGTGTTCAGTGCGGACGGCAGTTCAGCCGAAGTGAACGCCGGGGAACTGAACGGCTCCTTCAGCTCGCCGGATGCAACCTTCTCGGTACTATCCGAGGTCGATGTCTCGATGATCGGGACATTCAGCATTCCGGTCTTCGCCGCAACCGGCGGCGTGCCGATGTCCGATCGCGATATCCTGGTCACCATCGGGCCTGGGGAGCGTCCTGCGACCTCAATCGTGGCCGGACCGGCGCGCGTGAGCATCGCCGTGGACGACTTCCAGCGGACCAAGATAGGGGCATGACGTGGACAGTAAGTGGAGGAACGGGTCGAAGCAATTCGTCGACTTCACCCTGACTCTCGAGGATCCGGAGGGTGAGATGACCCTCGGCGAGGTGGAGGCGTTCGGCTTCCAGATCCTGGTCGCGCCCGGCCTCTCGACCCCGGCCCGGGACGACGCCGCCTGGATCGACCCCTCGGTCGAGACGGAGGTCACCGCCGTCGGCAGCACCTTCGTGGTGAAGATCCAGCACCTCTACGAGGCGGCCGCCGCCGGGGTTCACGGCGTCTTCGTGAAGTTCGGCCCGACGCCCGAGGAGCCGATCTATCTCGCAGCCCAGTTCGTGGTCCTGTAATCTGAGGTCGACACCTACCAGGATAGGAGGCCCGCCGTGGTCATGAGTGCCGGCCAGGCTAAGGGCCTCGCCCGGGAGAATTTCCCGTCGTTCCTTCGCCAGCGCGCCAACGTCATCATCCTCGACGCATGGCAGCGCGGCGAGCAGCGTCAGGCTGCCGAGCATGCTGGCCACATGATCACCGGAGAGGTCTACTCGCCGAACGCCAGTCTAGTCACCGACGAGTACAAGCAGCTCTCGCGCATCTCGCCGACGCCGCTTGGTGGCCTGGTCGTGACCTCCCTGGCTCAGACGGTCTACGTCGACGGCGTACGCCGGACCGGCGGCGACCCGACCCAGAACATGGAGGTCTGGGACACCTGGCAGCAGAACGGCTGGGACGCCAAGCAGATCCCGCTACACCGCGCCGCCATCGCCCACGGCCTCTCCTTCGCGACCACGCGGCCGGACCGCGACCCGCTCACCGGCGACAAGATGGCCAAGATGTCGGCCTTCTCGGCCAAGCGGATGGCCGCATTCTACGACGACCCGAACGACGAATGGCCGAGCTTCGCCATGCAGGCGGACCCGATCAACCGCTTCGAGGGCTTCCTCGGCGAGTGGACCGTGACCGTGATCGACGACGAGGCGGCCTACTACCTGTCGTGCGAGAACAACGGGCTCGAGCTCGAGGACTGGACCTTCATCTCGTTCGAAGAGCACGGCATGAAGGTGCCGCCCGTCGTCCGGTACGCCAACTCGATCGACCTGGACGGCCGGGCCACCGGTGAGATCGAGGCCATCCTGCCGATGCTGTCCCGCGTCGACCAGAACACCTTCGACCGCCTGATCGTCCAGCGCTTCGGCGCCTGGAAGGTCCGGTACATCGCCGGCATGGCGAAGCCGTCGGACACCACCGACAAGGTGGCGACCGCGCTGCGCCTCAAGGTCGAGGACCTCCTGATCTCGGCGGACCCGGACACCAAGTTCGGGACGCTGGACGCCACCGACATCGAGCAGTTCCTCAAGGCGGACGACCACGACCTGCGCATGCTGGCCGCGATCACCCAGACCCCGCCGCACCACATGCTCGGACTGAGCTCCAACCTGCAGGCCGAGGCGCTCCAGGCCGCGACCGAGGGTCTGATGCGCAAGTCGGGCGACTTCCGGATGATCAACGGCCAGTCCCACGAGCAGCTCTTCCGGCTGACGGCGTACGCCAACGGCAACGCCGAGGAGGCGCGCGCGACCGACATGCAGGTCCGCTGGCGCGACACCAACTCGCGAAGCCTCGTTCAAACGGCCAACGGCCTGGCGCTGGTCGCCACCGCGCTGAAGGTGCCCGTCCAGATGCTGTGGGAGAAGCTGCCCGGCTGGACTGACGGCGACACCGAGCGGGCCATGAAGCTGGTCGAGTCCGGCGCTTTCGAGAAGCTGGTGGCCGAGCTCGAGTCCGACATCGCGGCCGACGGCGCCAAGAAGATGGCCGAGGCTGTCCCGCAGGAGCAGAACACTGGCGGATCTGACAACGGCAGCAAGTGATGGCCACCGACAACACCCTACTCAGCAAGCTACTGAAGGAGCAGGAGGAGACGAACCGCCTGCTCCGGATACTGGTCGCCAAGCACGACCATCGCTGGATCGGTCCCGACATGGACAACCCGATGCACTGCCGGATCTGTGGGGAGGTTTACTGATGGCGGTAACCGCCGCAGCGACGACGCTGACCACCGAGCACATCGCCGCCCAGAACCAGAACGGCGCCCTGGTGGCGTACGTCGTCGCGCAGCTCTGGCAGCGCACGATCGACCCCGACGACATCTCGGGCTCGGCGGCCAACCTGATCCTGCGCCTCATTCCGATCCTCAAGCAGCGCCGGGACTTCTCGGCCCTGCTCGCCCGTCGGTACTTCAACGACTTCCGGGCGGCCGAGACCAAGGGCGGCGACGGCTTCTCGCTGCCGAGCCTGTCCGAGATGGACCTGACCGCGCTGGAGACCTCCCTGCGCGTCACCGGTGAGGTCGCGCTGAAGAAGCGCATCGCCAGCCTGCCGCTGACCGAGGAGGTACCCAAGCTGACCCAGCAGATGCTGATCAAGCAGGCCATCGCCGACACGGCCGTCGACATCTCGGGCGCCGCGACCCGCCACGTCATGAATGGTGGCCGNGACGAGCTCGACAGCGCCGTCCGGGAGGANCCNGTGGCCCTGGGCTACATCCGGGTGACCGANGGCGATCCCTGCTACTTCTGCGCNATGCTGGCGAGCCGGGGCCCGGTCTACGACGACGAGTCGTTCGACCAGTCCGACCCGCGCTTCATCGGCGCCGGCGAGCACAAGGTCCACGACCACTGTGGATGTGGCGTCGAGCCCGTTTACTCGCGCAAGACCAAGTGGCCGGGCAAAGCGAAGGCCGCCGAGACCGCGTGGGTGGACCTGTCCCGCGAGCTCGGGAAGGTGCCGAGCATCCTGGAATTCCGCCGAAGGTGGGAAGGGAGGGCGTAATGGATCGGTGGGCTAATCGTCCACGGTTCGCCTTGGATGCGGACGTCACCGTCTACTGGCCAGACGTCCGGCCATGCTGGGAGGAGTCGTCCAATGCCGGGCAAGCAGGTCAAGAACTGGAAGCAGTACCACGCCCTGCGCAAGAAGGGCATGTCCAAGGGTCGCGCGGCCCGCATCGCCAACGCTCACGCCAAGCGACGCCGGTCCCGGAAGAAGAGGAAGCGCTAGATCCCACCGATTGAGATGCGGGGTTGACAGATGATCTCGTATGCTCTAGCCATCGGGTGACTGCAGGAAGTCGCCCCACGAGCCCGTAGGAGGGTGTCATGCCGAAGCTGCCGGAGAAGGTCGAAGACTGGACCGCACCGTGGGAGACCGCGACGGGAGAGACGGAGATCGACAAGCCGAAGCTGAAGCGCTATCTGTTCGGCCTGCTGGGCGACAAGGAGAAGCTGCAAGAGCGGCTGACCGCGTCGGACACCGAGCGGGACGAGCTGAAGAAAGCAGCCGAAGACGCGGCTCGCCAGGGCGAGACGAACGAGCAGAAGCTGGAGCGGGAGAACAAGGAGCTGCAGGCCAAGCTGGCCCAGGCTTCGAACGGCGACGTGTCCCTCGAAAACCTGCGACTCACGGTCGCGGTCGAGAAGGGCCTGAACGCCGCTCAGCTCAAGCGACTGATCGGCAACACCAGGGAAGAGCTTCTGGCGGATGCGGACGAGCTCAAGGCTTCGTTCGGATCCAAGGGGGACTCCACCGAGGGTGAAGGCGGCGAAGTGGGAGGCGACGGAGTCCGGCGCGTCCCGAACGGCCGCGTGAACCCGGGCGACCCGAACCCGGGCGCCGGCGCCGACATCAACGTCGACAAGGCACTCGAGCAGATCCCCCGGATCCGCTGACAAGACATCCGCACGATCCTCGCCACGGGGGTCAAGCGGCCAAGACGATCTCGTAGGAGGTCCCCGTGGCTGTACTGAAGGCGAAGCCGGAGAAGATCATCGAGTTCTTCCTCGCGATGGTCAGTCGGGAGCTGCTCGGCCCCGACCTGATCACCCGAGTGACCGAGGACTTCTTCAAGGGCGCGCAGAACGACACCGTCTCCATGCGGGTCGGCAACCTGCGCGCGGTCGCGCGTGAGTACGAGTTCCGTACCCGTACCGCCCCGATCGTGATGGACGACATCGAGGGTGGGGACACCATCCCGATCACGCTGGACCGGCACGTCTACTCGGCCACCGGTCTGACCGACGAGCAGCTCACGCTCGACAACATCGAGTTCGCCACCGACGTCCTGACCCCGCAGGTCGAGGCTGTCGTGGGCAACTACGAGGCCAAGGTCGTGGCAGCCTTCCGCGCAGCCCAGGCGGCTTCCACCGTCTCCGGCACGCTCGACACCGACCCGCACCTGGTCGCCATCGAGGCCCGTCGGCTGATGAACTCGTACCAGGTCGCGCCGTACTCCGGCCGCGTCTTCCTGGTGGGTTCGGACGTCGAGGCCGCGTGGCTGGCCAGCGACCGGCTGAGCACCATGGAGCTGAGCGGCGGCGTCTCGGACGCGGTCCGCGAGGCCACCATCGGCAAGCTGGCCGGTAGCCCGGTGGTCACCCACCCGGCTCTGAACCCGAACGAGGCGTACTACTTCCACAAGAGCTCGTTCGTCATGGGCTCCGTGGCGCCGGTCTCCCCGCGCGGTGCGGTCGTCTCGGCCAAGGTCAGCAAGAACGGCTACGCCGCTCGCTGGCTCATGGACTACGACCCGAACTTCCTCCGGGACCGTTCGGTCGTGTCGAGCTTCATCGGGATCAACGAGATCCTCGACGAGCGCGACGCCGCCGGTGACATCATCGCGAGCCCGGACAACGTCCGGATCGTGCCGATCACGCTCACCGGCACCGGATCCGTCCTCGACTGATCCAGTCCGTTCGGATAAAGGGCCGCTTCCGCTGACAGCGGAGGCGGCCCTTTTCCTGAACCCCCATGAGAGGATGGACCCATGGCAACCCTGATTTCGATGGAGCAGTTCGCCACCTGGACCCGGCAGGACGTCGGGATCGTGGCCGCTGACCCCTTCGCCACGCTGGTCCTCCAGACCGCGACGGAGATCGTCTGCGACACCGCCGAGCAGCCGAACTGGGAGCTCCAGTCGCCGCCCGTCGTCGTGCCGCGCAAGGCCTCGCGGATCTGCATGTTCCTCGCTGGCCGGACCTACCTCAACCCCGACGGCACCGTGTCGGAGGCGGTCGGCCCGCTGAACGAGCGGCGCCCCGAGGCCATGGCCATGGCGGCCGCCAACATGCAGCTCCTGCCCGGCGAGATCGACGACCTGCTCACGCTGGTTCCCGACGGCCCGGCCGGACTCTGGGTGCAGCCCACCACGCGCACCGACGCCGTCGAAGACGACGCCGTCTACCTGCCGGACGACTCTGGCTCCGACTGGTGGATCCCGTACGGCGACTCCAGCACCACGCTGGCCTTCACCCCGGTGGAGTCGGCATGAGGGGCACCGAGGTCATCCACGTGAAGCGGCCGGCACCGGCCGACTGGCAGGGCGACCCCACTGGCGACCCGGAGGAGTTCGACATCCCCTTCTGCCAGATCTGGCCACGCTCGTCCACCGAGGACGCGTCTCGTGGCCGGGTCATCATCGAGGGCTGGAACGTCTACGTCCCGCCGAGGTCGCAGAACACGATCTACGCCACCGACACCGTCACGATCCGGGGCGAAGAGTTCAGCGTCGTCGGCGTGCCGGGACAGTACGACCTCAAGGGCAAGGACAAGGGGCTCCTCGCCGTCGTGTCCAGGACGGGGGAGTGATGCCGAACAAGACGCGCGTCAAGGCGAAGTTCCAGCCGGACTACAAGGAGTTCGACCGCTTCGCGACGTCGGACCAGATGCTCGAGCCCCTCTACCTGGCGGCGCACGCCGTTCGGGGCGTGGCGGCCGCCATCTCGCCGCGTTCAAACGGCCCCGGCCCGCACTACGCCGACGAGTACNGAGTCGACTCCTCGGCGGGGAACCTGCGNATCGGCCGCTTCCGGCGNCGNATCGTCGTCGTGGTGAACGAGAGCCCGAAGGCGGCCCCGAACGAGTTCGACAACCGGCGCTCGAAGGGCGGCCACTACCTGGCGCGCGCGGGCGCGTTCATCGGCGACTACCGAGGCGTGATGCCGAATGACTGACAACCTGCAGCCGTACCCGGACATCGAGAAGGCCGTCCGGGCCGTCCTGCTGCGCGACTTCGACGACGTGCTCACGAGCGAGCAGAGCGTGGCCGTCGACTTCCCTCCGGACAACACTCCGCTGCCTTTCGTGCGGGTCGAAGAGCTCAGTCTCGGCATCCGGACGAAGCTGACGTACAAGCCCGTCGTCGAGATCGAGGTCCTGGCGACTGGCCGGGACGCAGCAAAGTCGCTGATCGGGAGGATTGATGCCCACCTACTGGACTATCCTCACAGTGTGGTCATCTCGTCCGGCCTCGTAGTACTGGACATGGTGACCGTGCCCGTGGTCCCTGCACAGCGACCGTGGGACAGTCCCAACGTCCGGCGCTACGCCGGCACCTACCAGTTCAGCGTACGCCGCTGAAGAAGACAGCGAAGGAAGGCCGAAGTGGCGAATTACGAGGACCTGAAGAACAAGCAGAACGAGCTGATCCGCAAGGCGCTCGAAGGTTCGGTGTTCCTGGGTGACATCCACGTCCCCGCGATCACGTCCCTGACCGTCTACTCCGCGACCGCTGCTGTCGCGAGCGTGGTTGGTTCCGACACCGCCGCTGCCACCGTCACCGACGGCGGCGTGCTCAAGGTGCGGGTGAACGGCGTGACCTCCCAGATCACCGTCGCTGACGGTGACGCGAAGGGCGCCGTCGCCACCGCTCTCCAGACCGCGATCGGCGCGGGCAACGCCACGGTCGTCGCGACCGGCGCGTTCACCATCACCACGATCGCCACGGGCAGCGCGGCCAAGATCGAGATCCTGCAGCTCGGCGGCTCCCTGGCGGCGGACCTCAAGCTGGTCGTCGGCCAGCGCGCGGTCGGCCTGGACGTGGGCATCAACCTGAAGCTCCTGCCGACCGGCATGGACGACCTGGGCTGGCTGTCCACCGACGGCGCGGCGTTCTCGCGCGACGTCAACACCTCGGACGTGCAGTCCTGGGGTTCGGTCACCCCGACCCGGTCGGACGTCACCTCCGACACCAGCACGATGGCGGTCACCGCACAGGAGACCAAGCTGCTCACCATCGGCCTGGCGACCGGCGCCGACCTGGCGGCCGTCACCCCCGACGCCCAGACGGGCGAGGTCCGGGTGGAGAAGCCGACCCGTCCGACGAGCCGCCACTACCGCGCCCTGAGCGTGGCCGTGGACCTCGGCGACGGCGGCGAGATCTATGTGGCGCGGTACTTCCCGCGCGCGAAGGTCACCAACTACGCCGAGCAGGCCATGGGTGGCGGGGACGACCCGATCACCTGGGGCGTCACGCTCACCGGCGAAGAGGACAGCGACCTGGGCTTCTCGGAGTCCTGGCTGTTCGGCGGGGCGGGCTGGAACGCTCTGCTCGAGGACATGGGCTTCACTCCGAGCGCCTGATCCCTCCCGTACGACGAAACCCCGGTGGCCTGGGCGGGCCCGCCGGGGTTTCGTCTTGCTCGGCCGTCATGCTAGTCTGTCTGCATGGCTGACTACCCGAAGTACTTCGCCAAGGGCGACCGCGTCAAGACCGCTTCCAACGCTCGCCAGGAAGTGGCCCTCAAGTTCGACGGCTACAAGCAGACCGACGCCCCCGAGGGTGCCGCGCCGGCCAGCGAGGTCGACCGCGTTGACGACACGCAGGCCCAGCTCCCGCTGGCCGATGCCGCCGACGAGCAGCCCGAGGCCGAAGAGGCCCCCAAGTCCAAGGGTCGTTCGACCCGCCAGTCCCAGTAGTAGAGGAGCCCGCCCATGACTGACAACGTGACTCAGCTCAACCAGCGCGTGAACACCAACCTGGACGAGATGGAGCGCGACGCCAAGCCGCCCTTCGCCTTCGTCCTGGCTGGCCAGCGCGTCGAGATGAAGGACCCGGCCGAGATCGACTTCAAGGACCTGATGACGATCGAGCACCCGGCGAACTTCCTGAAGTACGCGCTCTCGGACAGCGCCAAGGAGCTCCTGGCCAAGACGAAGCTCGAGGGCTGGAAGTTCAACAAGCTGATCGAGGACTACATGAAGTACTACGACCTCGACCCCAACGCTGCGGGAAAAGGCTGGCTTTCCTAGTCGGCCGGTACCGGCCCGAGCTGGAGTACGACTTCGCCGCCAAGCTGCCAGGAGTGAACTTCCGGGAGCTATGGCGGCGTCGTCGTTGGAGGCTCATGCTGGATCTGATCGACCGCCTGCCACGCGACACGTACTACTGGCAGGTCATCACGCAGGATCCTGAGCACGCCGAGATGCTGGTCAAGGCCCAGGAGCGAGCGGAGCGTGAGGGGAAGCAGCAGTCGAGCGCGCCACCGATGGCCACATGGTCGGCCGAGGTGGAGGCGCTGCACACGGTGATCGACAAGGTCGCCGGACTGGGCTACATCATGCGGGCGGTGAACGGGGACAAGGAAGCGAAGCCCCCGAAGCCGATGCCGCGCCCCGAGACCGCGATGCCTACCATAAAGCGGCGGCATCGTAAAGAGCAGCACGACAAGCTGGCTGCTAGACTTCTCGGTAGGTAGCCGGCCCATCCCTGAAGGAGGACAATCCGTGGCCAACGGCGCGTACTCCGCAGGGTCGATCTTCCTCCAGGTGGTGCCCTCCTTCTCGGGCTTCGAGAAGGAGGCGCGCCGCGTCGCCAAGGGCATGGAGGGAATCTTCGAGGACAGCCTGGACAAGGCTGGAGAGCGCGGCGCCGAGAAGGCCCGGAAGCACATGGACGACGCCCTCGGTGGCGATCGAGTCCGTTCAAACGCCCGGAAGGGCGGCCAGGCTGCGGGTGACGAATTCTCGGGGGCCTTCCAGACCTCCATGCAGAAGGGGATCGACAAGGCCCTGAAGGCGCTCGGCCAGGGCGGCGGCCAGCAGGTCGACCAGCTCCGGCGCCGCCTCGAAGGCCTCAAGGACGCCAAGATCGGCGTGAACCTCGACGCGGCCGACGCCATGGCCGAGGCCC